ACCTTAGGTTTTTAATATTTCCGTCTTTTTGATCATATGGAAATACTTCACTGGTCTCTTTTACATAGTTGTAATAATGACTGCCTATAAATCCTTTATGTCCTGTTACTATTATTTTCATTTCTTTTTCTTTGTTGCTTTTGCAAAATAAACATCTCGATTTTCTTTTCGAGTACCTTTATAATGACACATGTGTTTCTTAAATCTTAAATCAAAATGAGCTTTGCCTGTGTTCGGCGGACTAATATTTTGACCTACAATTTTATTTTCACTTTCGAGTTTTTCTAAACAAGCGTCAAATACATGACAGTCTAGCTGTGCCGGCAAGTTATATATTTCGTCTGTATTATAATACCATTCCCATAAGTCAAAAAACTCAGCACTATTAGGACTGTCTAAGTTAAAACTTAACCAACCAGTTTCTGTATATTTTCCAACTCGTCCAAGATAACTTACAAACTTGTCGTCATCTAAATGACTACGTAAATATTCTTCGCTAATAGGTGCAAGTATCTCAGTATCTGCATCAAGCCAAATCATTCTATCAGTTTTAACTTTACGACTGGCGTCAATTATACAGTAACTTTTGTAGCTAAATCTTACAGCATCATAGTAAAATCCTTTAGTACCCTGAGGAACAGGACGGCTGCTATTACGCTTTTTAAACTTTTTAAGTCCTTTAGATTCTTTTGGAAGAATATAGTTTTTCCAGTTTTCGCTATCGTCAAACAACGGTGTGTCAGTATATACTAATACATTAACATTTTTATCTAAATATTTTTCCAAACTAGTCATAAAGTATTTGGCATACACATCGTAATGTTGGTCACCAAATGTTGTAACTATTGTTGTAATATTACCATCCAAAAATATAATCCTTTCGTACATTTGTTATTTCTTGAGCACCAAATGATTTTAAATACATCCCAGCACATTCATTGGTGTCAGCTTGTTGTTCGCATACAATAATAGGTTTATATTTTAGTATTGTGTCCATTGCGCCTTTTAATACTTCAAGCTCATGTCTTTCGCAATCAATTTTTAATAATCCAAACTTTGGTAAATCTAAATCATCCATACGTTTGATAACAATATTGCCAGTGCCAACTTTACTAACAAAACTACCGCCGGTATTTTCACTATCATAAATCATTTCAACATTGTCATTTACATTACCTAATGCATATTTGTGTATTTCTACGTTTAGATTTTGTACATTACTTTCTAAACAACTATACACTTGCTCAAGAGGTTCAAATGCTATTACATGTTTAAATTTTTCAGTAAGTGGTTTTGCCCATAATCCAACATTAGCACCGACGTCTACAGCAATATCAAAATCTGTAACATATTTGTATGCAGCATCTCTTACATCATCCTGATATTGTGCAGGGCCACCATTGTTTATTCTTTTAGATATTAATCTTTCAAAATGTTCATCAGTGTCAGGCATCCAATATTCATATACTTGTTTCATAATGATGCATCTTCCATGCCTACTACTCTCAGCTTTACAATATTAGTTATCTGCCATTGTTTTTGATCAAGTGCTTTTAGAACACCCAACCATTTGTTACGTATTAATGCAAACTCATTAATAATCTTTTCATAGTCGCATACGTCAGCTTCGCCATCAACATACTTTTCAACATCTCGACTTGACAATGCTCGCTGATAGTTTTCGAGGTATTTCTTAAAAAAAGAACTACGTAGTTTGCGTAGTTCAATATTAAGGAATTCAAGTATTGCTTCAACTTCTTGTAGTTGATTAAACCGATATTCAACAATGCCTGGCATCTCAGCAGCAGCTTTTTCAATACTGCCTTTTAACTTTACTTCAGAACGAGCTGTTACCAACTCGTTCTCAAAGTGTTGTATTGCTGCTGGTATTTCCGATATGTCTCGACTAACTCGACTATACCATCCCATTATTCATCCCATTCATCTTCATCAGAATCTTCATCCTGATCTAGTTCTAAATAATATTGAATAGCAGTATCAAGTCTTTTACTATTACCCATCATATCCTGTAACTGAACTTCGGACATTCCATAGTCAGCCAACATATCGACATAGCGTTCTGCTGCCATTTCAACATGTTTTTTATCTAGATATTCTTTAAACAAGTTCCACAAATCGGCTGCTATTTCTTCGTTCATATTACATTATTCCTCAACTAAGTTATCTTCGGTATTTACCAATTCAGCAGCTTGAGCAGCCAGTTCTGCTTCTTCTGCTGCTCTAGCTGCGTCAGCTGCTAGTTTTGCAACTTGTGCTTCTTTAGCTGGTAAGTCTGCCATAACTTTGTCAAGTAGATCACCTGTCCAACGCTTGCGGAATTCTAGAATAGGTTCACCAGTACTCATAACATATTCGTACCGATTGCCTTTCTTTTCTAGCAATCCTTTTGCGTCCATCAAGTCAAACATGCCCGAATACGGATCCATGCCTGTTTCATATGGAATCTCAACTTGCACACTTTCAAACGGTTTATTGTAACGTGTTTTCATTACTTTACACGCTGCACGAATACCATGTACTTGTGATGTTTTGTTGCCGTCTGCGTCTACTTTAAGTTTAAGTTTCTTCATAGCAACAACCATAGAGCTTGCATACACAAAGCCCGAACCACCTGAGATCTTGTCATCTGGATCAAACATATCTTGCGATGCGTATGTGTGGTTAGTAACAACCATACCTACATTATATGAACCAAACATGTTTACACAGTTAGTAACAAGTGCTTTTAGTGCCTTTGCCTTACGACCAAAGTCACCTTTCATATCACCTTTTTGGAACTGGTCCATTTCAGTTGGTGACATAAGCATACCAAGCGAGTCAACTACAAACAATACTTTTGGACGTTCATCTTCGTTCATTGTTTTATAGTCTTCCATAAACGTACTAACAGTTTTAGCAACATCGTCGATCATTGCCATGTTAAGTTTAAGAATTTTGTCTTCACTTGTATCTACTTGCAATGCTTGTAGCCATGTTTCGTCAAGTGCGTTTTCACTGTCAATCAGTACAACAAAAATGCCTTGCTGCTGTGCGTACTTAACAATGTTACCACTTACAATGTACGACTTGCCTGCGCCAGATTCGCCTGCGAACACTGACACTTTACCTAGAGGAATACCTTTTTGAAAGTCTCCACTTAGTAAGTAGTTGAGTGCAAAGTTGCCTGTACTAATCCAATCAGTTGGATCGTTAAAGCCTGCACTCATACCCGTAATAGATTTTGTCAACGAATTACGAAACTTCGTTGGATCGAATGACTTATTTGCCATGTATATCTCCTATTAAATGAATGAAGTAAAAGGGTTGCTATGTAATAAAGCAACCCTTTTTAGTTGCTATTAACCTTGACGTGAACGGATCATTGCAAGGATGTCTTGCGCTCCGCCAGCTGCTGGTTCTACTGCTGGTTCTGCTGCTGGTGTAGCAGGTTCTTGCCATCCAGTATCAGTTGTAGTTTCAGCTACTGGTGCAGGTGCTGGTGCAGGTGCTGGTGCTGCTGGAGCACTTTGACTTGTAGCAGTTGCTTGTGGGCTTGCTGCTTTTTGCGGATCGCCTGTACGTGCAGCCATACCACTTGGACGGAAGTAGTTACTCCAACGTTCTGCATCATATGCTTCGCCGTCTACTGACGCTTCAAACATTTCTGTTAGAATCTTAACACCAGCTTCATCTGGTTTTTTAGGAAGGAAGTCGTTGAGATTAAACAGTCCATGTGTATTTACTGCTGCCATCTCTGCATCACCTAGCGGGCGATCTCGACGTGCCCAGTTACTTGCACCATAATCGGCATAGCCACCTTTGGAACCTTTTGAAAGACGGAAGTCAACTCCAGCAGTATAATCTGTTGGTAGTTCTTCCATGTCTGGATCCATAAGTGCTGCTTTGATAAGCTGGAAGATTTGTGGCCCAATAATAAAGCGACGAATTGGATTTTCTGGCAAATCTTCCTTTAGTGGATCTTCAGTTACAAACCCTTGGAAGATATAACTACGTTTTTTCCAATACTTACGACCCATGTCTTCAAGACTTGCGTCTTTAAACCAACCACGTACTTCTTGTAGGATTGGACATGACTCTCCGTACATTTCCATACACGGAACTTGTACCTGTACGGGGCGTGAATCTGTTTCTCCCTTAACTCCTGCAAAAGGAAGTTTGATCATCAAACGTTCTTTCCAAAAGAAAGTATTGTCTTGATCGCCATCTGGCAAAAAACGAATAGTTGCCTGTTCGCCTTCTTTCATGTTCCAAAATGGGTAAATCGCATTGTCACCGCCTGATGTACGGTTGCCGCTTGCGCCAGCTTCTTGTTCTTTGAGCTTTGCTCGAATTTCTGCTAATGATGCCATAGTGCCTTTTCTCCTATATGTTATGCCTATGTTAGAACAACCTATGTTGCTCTCGTGCCTTTAACGTGTAGCACAGTTTATATACTACACGGTTAGTTATGACTTGTCAAGTATAAAATGACAAGTTTTTTAAAAGTTAGCTGATTATCTTAAACCAGCTAACTCTTGTATTCTTGTAAAATCTGCCATCTTGCGGGCCTGATATTTTTCATATACTTGGCCTAGACGTTCTATGAACTGACTTGCTGGTTTAATATATCTATCACCATATGATTTTTCAACCATTGTTAACACAGCAGTTTCGCCTTTTGGAAATACGCCTTGTTGCCTATCGTAGTAACTTAGTATAAACTCGCCTAATGGTGTCTTTTGTTCTTTAGATGCAAGTACAATCTCATCACCGTCTGGACCTTTGACTTTGTCGCCTTTTTTCTTGCCGTCCATCTTAGCTTTGCGAACAGCATGAGCAAATGCGTTGCCTTCGTCTGTGTCTTGTTCGCCTTCTATTTGCGCACTAAAGTTATCTGCAAACTGTCCTAACAATTTATCAAATGCTGCATCAATTTGAGATTCATATGCTGCACCACCAATGCCACGTGTGCCGCCACTTGGACTTGCACCAATATCTACTGTGGGTGCTAACTTGTAAATAAAACCACCTTGTACAGGATGTATTGTATAGTCTTCACCTTTTTCAAACTGTTTTTTAACCTGTCCAGGTTGTGCGGCTAGGTTTTCTTCAGCGGCTTGAATTGCTTGTGCTGGCGTATCGTAAACTTGTGGTCTTGCTTGCGGACGTATACTAGTTTTTGGAGCAGCCGGTCTTGCTTGCGGACGTATACTAGTTTCTGGAGCGGCCGGGTTTGCTTGCGGACGCATATTTGATGGATCCATTTCCATGTCGCCACGTGGCGGATACACATCTGCTTCTGCAATCAAATCATCAAAGTCCATTTCGTTTGCTTGTGTTGCTTCACCAACTAGTTTATAAATGTATGGAAATACATCCTTTAAATCTTCATTAAACTGTTTGATAGTAAGTTGATCAATCCAGTTACTAGCAACATCAGCAGGAACTTCGGATTCTTCTATAACTACAAATTCTTCGAGTGCTTCTTTGTACATTGTAGGTTTTTGTAGTGTTTGTATTCTTTTCTTGACTGTAGTAATACGTTCGTTTACTGTACCCATGTGCTCTGCTAGGCTTTCTGCCATTACACTACTACGACCCATATAAGTTTTAAACTTGCGGAGATTTGAAAGTTCTTCACTTAGGCTTGTAATGTGTTTACCAAAGTCATCATATGGATGTCCGCCTTCACTAACGTGGATAGCCATTGCCCTTGCACCACTAAGATGCTTGAAAGGATATTTAAACTTTTCACCTTGTGCATTTTCAATAAAAAGAGATCCTATCTTTTTATTTCTACTTTCGCCTTCAATAATATCACCTGTATGTTTTATTGAAAGTTTAGCACTTCCAAACTTTTGAAAGCTGGTTTTGTGAGTGCCATACATTTTTGACTCTGCCATTTGTGTTTCTCCGCGATTTACTGCCATGCTTGCATAATCTCTTTTTGTAAAGTTAGTTCTGTTAATGTCTCTAACTTCAAAATTTAATAAACGTTTTTTTGAAAACATTCTCATTTGTTTTAAAAAGTCATACCACTCTTTGGTTTCTTCAGCACCAACTTCTTCTGTAAAGTCTTTGTTATACATTATAGTTACACCAGACTTTTCATCTAGTGAAACACTTACTTTACCTATATTAGTGTTTCCGCTTTTAAAATCAAACTCATAAAATCTTGCAAGACTAGGAGCACTTGTTATATTTCCTTCTGCATCACCGGTGGTAACGCTGGAATAACGTCCTCTAATCTCATTAAAAAGTTGTTCTGCTACTGTATCTAAATTTCTCATTGTATACTATTTATCAATAACTGCTACTAACAAAGATCGGCATTGGCATTTCATAATTTTCATCTGCTTCTATTTGATTAAATGTTTCGTACACTGTTGGATCCCAATCTTTCATCACACTCATAATTCTTAATGTTAATAATAAACTACTAACTAGATCATCGTGATGTCCGGGCTTTGCTTGAAAACTACTACCTGCTGCAATAAATGCTTTTAGTTCACTGATCAATGCTTTGCTGTTTACAGTGAGTTTGTCATTCTCGACCATTGTTTTAAGTCTAGCACACGCTGTTGTTTTGCTGCTGTGTGTGGTGTTAAATCCTTTACGAAACTTTCTTACGTGTCCTTTTTTCATAGGCTCACTTATAAACAATCCTGGAATATTTTCTTCTCCAAAATCATTGATAACAAGCAAACATGCTTCACCTATGCCGTTGTTTTCCACACTCCAATATATGTTGTTAGTAGACTTTGTTTCGCTCTCGATATATTTGCATACATCAGCAAGTACTCTAACTTGTCCTGGTATAGCAGTGAGATTGTGTTGCCATTCACCAACTTGCTCGTATCCAGGAAGTTCGATGATTTGTATTGCAGCATAATCACCACCAGTGCCCATACTTGGATCAAGTGCTACTACATAAGATTTTTTTGAACTAGGTTTTTTATACCAGCGTACTTGGCCCATATTAATAATAGGATTTGAACCTGTCATTGTTGCTAGTTTGATACTGTGAATAAGAGTTTCGTCAAAGATTAAAAACTCACAACCGTATTCACGTCTAAACTTTTCTTCACCAATACGTCCTATTTCCTCTTTCTTCCACTCTTCATCTCTGTCTGGATGTTCATGCCATTCGGCAATAAACGAGTGAAATCCGTTTATGCCTAAATCTTGTTCATTGCCATATTCGTCAAACTTTTGTTCTGCTTGCTTCCAAATAGTAGCAAAGGTATCTTCGTCACTGTTAGGTGTGCTGGTAATAATAGCACGACCACCTGTTGCAAGTGTAGGTGATATTGAAGTCCAAAACTCTTCCGCAATATTAGGTTGCACAAATGCAAACTCGTCACAGTATAGTAGCGAAATACTCATACCACGTCCTGTATTGCCTGTTGTTGTTTGACTTACAATACGGCTTCCATTTTCAAACTCAATACTACCTTTGTTATAACTTGTGACACCTGCTCTAATATGATCCGGACAAGTTTCGTACACAAAGCGTATACGTGACATAATCTCTTGCGCACCTGTGTATTTGTGTGCAGCAATAAGAATAGTTTGGTCTGGATTAAACATTGCAAACCATGCCAAATAGATTGCAGCACAGGTTGTTTTGCCTGTTTGCCTAGGCATCATGTTTATGTTGAATCTAAAACTGTGATAACTATCCATTAATCCTAACTGATATTCATAAGGATCAAATAATAGCTTGCCTTTTGTAGGATGCTGAATGTATGCAAACTTGCGAGAAAAATGCAAGTAACCCGTATCAGGATCCATGCAAGCTAGTAAGTCTGCAATTTGCTCTTCAGTAAATGTTTCTTTTCTATTCGCCTTTTTGATTAAGACGCCGTCTAATGATGCTGCCATATAATATTTATTCAAAAAAATAGCGCCCGAAGGCGCTATTGAGTTGGGGTAATATTTTGTTAATCTTCAGCTTTTGCTTTTTTCATTAGCATTTGTACAATCTCTTTATTCAACGCTGACTTCTTGATAACGTCTGCCATGTTGTTAGCAGCAAACCCACTGCCGCCAAACTCAGCTAATACTTCGCCAAGTCTTGAAAGTGCATTTGACATCATTAAACTAGTATCATCAGTTCCTTTCATGTTTGAACTCATGTCCATCATTTTGCGTCCAAGATTGTTGATGTCTTTGTGCTTGTTTTCAAAGTTGCTAGGCACATCATATTCTGCTACTGCTACTTCTTCATCTTCATCTTCTTCTTCTTCGCCGTCACGTTGTGCAATAGCTTGACTCATTGGTTCTGTTTTGTTGCCGTCTTTGTCTAAATCAGGAAAGTCTGGTCTTGTACCTTTTGATGCTTGTTTTTCAGCAAGTGCTTTTGTAAGCATTGCATGAATACTTTCTTTAGTATTCATTGGATTGTCGCCGCCTGCTGTTGCTGGATATGATCCTTTTTCTTTGTGTAAATCGTCGCCGCTCGGAATCATGTCACTTACATCGCCTGCATTTGATCTCATATATTCATCATCAGGTTCTGTAGTTGCATCGCCAAAGTTGCCATCATAATCTTCTTCTTCTTTTGAAATCATTTTGATAGTATCTGACATAGATGGTTCTTCAGGTCCTTTCGATCCGCATCCGCCCATTGGCTGACTTGGTCCGTGCATTTTACCACATATCGGACAAACACCATCGTCTTGATTAATATCATCAGCGCCGACTTCTTTTGCATCTGCGCCTGCTAGTTGCATAATGCGTAGTAGTTCAGAAACTTCTGCTGCACTTTCGCCATTTACACTAATATTCATATTAGCTTCGTTTACTTTTTTCATATTAGTCTCCTGACTGTTCTTTACGAGCTGTCTCTAATTCTTTTAATAGGTTCATTACTCTATCTTCACCAACTGATTCTTGTGCGCTTTCGCCGCCCATGTCTTCAACTGTTAGCTTTGCAACATATACATCTGAAGAAGTTTCTTCTTGATATAACTCTTGCGGCTCATTTGGATTACGTACAATAATATGACTTTGTTTAACACCGCAACATTGTCCAATGTATTCTTGGAGTACTTGTACTGTTGTTGGATACGTACAAGTTATTTCAAAATATGTAGCTTCGCAGTTTTCTAACTGTGGGAAATCTAATGGACGCTCTTGTATTGGTGTTTTCTTACCAGCTGCAATCTGAGAGCATCCGTATTTTTGTAAACTGGTTTCAAGCATATCTTCAAAGTTTTCAGGTAGCTCACCAGCTACACCAATCTTAAACTCATATGTTTTTTTACTTTCAGTTAAATAATCAGCAAAGTTTTTCATTATTGTATCCTACGTTATGTTACTATTTATCATTGTTCATGCCTTTTAACTTTTCTAAAAGACTATTACGATCTGAAACAACATAACCTTCGCCGTTGACTATGCTGCCTTCAGCTGGATTATTGTCTCTATCCATTTTTTCTTTTTTAAGTTGCAGGTCGATCATTTTTAGTTTCTTGTCCATTTTTGCAACTTTAGCATCTAAACTTGTTTTCAACATTCCGCCAGCAACTTCAAATACTCTACTTGCATATCGACTTTCAACATTCATACCCAAGTCCATTAAATCATCATATGCTTCTAATGCACGTGATGCAATGTCTTCAAGTTCGTCATCTGCTTTTTGCCCAAGTCCTTTTACAGCTGGTAATGCACTTGCAATCTTGTCAAACTCTGCTATGTCTCTAAAAGTATCTTCTTGCTGTACAACAGCTTGCTTTTGTGCTTCTTGTTTGATATCTTCGTTGTCAGGAAGATTCAACATTTCTTCAAGTTTTTTTGTCATAATAGTTTTCCATTATATGCTACTATTATTTATCTTATTTTCTCTTGCCTTGATGGAAAATATCTCCTTCGTTGACAACTCTAAATATCATTCCTTTTTGTTTACAATACGCTTTAGCAGCACCCCACTTGGCTTGATTGACCACATAATGCAACTTGTTTACTTTACTATTTCCTAGTTGCTCTTTGAATGTATGATTTGCTGGTTTAACTTCAATAAGTTCAACATGTTGTTTGCCTGTACGATCATTGTATACTAAAAAGAAGTCTGGAACATATATAGTATATTTTCCACTCAGTGGATTTCTATAAGGAATACGAACTGCTTCACTTGCCCACTTTGTTATATTTTCATTTGTATCACACATACGCATAAAAGCAAACTCCCAACTACTTCTATAAGTAGGAGTTCTACCGCCTATGTATTTTTCAGGGTTTTTTAATGTATACTTGCCTTGTGCAAAACGTGACATTATAATATAACATTTCTATTTTCGTATGTTACAACTTGATAATCACTTGTGTAGCCGAGAGCACTTACTTTGCTTCTATTGTTATTTAAAATAGCAGCTACTAGCTGACTGAGTTTTACTTCGTCTAATCCTTTTAAACTATCCAACAATTCAAATATATTTTTATTTTCAGATTTGGCTTGTTGTAACAGTACTGTAGTTATAGCAATAGCTGCACTTTCATCAAACTTTCTTTTTTTAAAAAATCCCAACACACTATCAACTTCATTACTTGTGATCGATATTGATTTTGAAAAGTATCTATCAAAAAATGATTTTACTTCTGTTGCACTGTCCGTTGATTTATTAATACTTTTATCAGTTATACTACTCATTTAACCACCTATAATATCTTCAAGAATACTAGTAAATGCTGCACCTTGTAATGTTGGATCTACTCTGTAGTTATCAACAACTGCTTGTTGCAGTTGAGATTGCTGAACTGTGTTTAAGTTATCAAACAACTGTCCATTATCATTAAAAGAGTTTGCCGATCCTTGTGCTATTGCATAGTTTCGAAGTGCATTTCTAGCCAAGTCTCTTTGTTTAATAGTGCTAGTTCTCAACTCTCTCTCAGATATTTTTGGTTCTAACGCTGCATCAAGAAATGCTGTAGTTATAGCTGTTTGAGTTGAGTTTGTTGGAAAAAATGCATTGTTGTTGAACGGAACTCTATTATTTGTTGTAACTGGAGTAGTTGAAAATGTTGATCTTAGATTGCGTTGTTGTTCGCTATTAAAATCAGTTATTCCTATTGCTTCTAAAAATATATCAGTGAATACTTTTTTCCAACCTTCGTCTACTCCGGTTGTTTTGTTATCCGTTGACTCTGTACTAGTACTACTATATGGACTAGGTGATCTATCATAGTGTGCATTGTCTGCAAACCCTGCTGGCTCATCTAATCCTGTATATCCTCTATCATACAGTACAGTTTCATAATCAACACGCATGGTGTTTTTCATTACGCCTGCCCCATCTGATTGATCTACTCTATCATGTTGCCATTCTCCTATGAGAGGATTCACAAGTGTAAAACTAGTAAAATGACTATCAGTGTTTTGATGATGAAGTTGGTGTATAGTTATGCTGTTAAAAAATGGATATGTTTTGCCTGCTCTGTTAAAACCATGTCTATAAGTATTTTGAGGCTCGCTATCGTATAAGCCAGTTTGATATGCACGTGGACGAGTTCCTTGATCAGCATAGTTGCCGTCTTCATAATAATATCTATAATAGGCTTCCCATAGCAGTGTTGTTAGACCTGCTGCATCGTCATGAAATTCAATATTAACAGGATTGTAGTTTATTCTTGTTTGAACTACTTTTTTTCTATTGTATTGATTCATAGTTTCTGTATTAATACTATATGTTGGCAAGTCAGCCGCTGATGCTAGTATATTAAACTCACGTTTGTTTAATAAGTTGCTAACATTGTTACCAAGTGATTGTAACGCTATTGGGTTTACATCTATTACAACATGATATAGGAATTTAACTTTAGGCGATAATCTAAAGTTATTGCGTCGATACAAGTTTGCAGCATGAGTAAAATCACCCATTATACCTTTGTTGGTATCAAAATTGCTAAAGTTATCAAAGTTTCTATTTAACGGCATAA